GTCTAAAAGGACAATCACATAGAACCCTATATATTCCACTTCCTGGTGATAGCGACACAAATAAAGTTGAGTTTAAAATGGAGCCTATTGAAAATGGTGTACAGGAAGGCTCATTTGAAAGATATCGTAATCAGAACCGTGATGATATTTTAATCGCACATCAAGTTCCACTATCTAAAATTGGTGGAGGAGACTCTGGATCTATTGCAGCAGCATTGGCTCAAGACCGCACCTTTAAAGAACAGGTTGCTAGGCCAGCACAAAGAGAATTAGAAAAAATAATTAATAAAATAGTTAAAGAAAAGACTGATGTTTTAGTCCTTAAATTTAAAGAACTAACGCTAACAGATGAAATAGCACAATCTCAAATTTTGGAGAGATACATAAAGACACAGGTTATGCTTCCCAATGAAGCCAGATCAGTGCTTGGCCTTCCACAAAGAGAGGGGGGAGACGAGCCATTCAGTCCTAAGCCAGAACAGGCAGCAAATGATAATGCCAATAGAGCAAGGGATAATGAAAGAACAAATAACCAATCCGACGGTAATGCCACAATTAGTGGTAGGAATCCAAAGGGCGAAGGAAGATCTACTCAGTAGTTTTCCACAGGTTTATTCACAGTTTATTAACATTTGTGTAAAAAAGGCTCTATAATATATACTAGTATGACTATATCAAAAGCCCATTGGAATACAGAGGGCGAGAATGTTCGCCTTTCCCTTCCTTTTGCGAAGGTAGATAAAGAGAGACGTATTGTCTCAGGTTTTGCATCACTTGATAATCTTGATAAACAAGGCGATATAGTTACAGCAGATGCATCAATGAAAGCATTTTCAAAGTTTCGTGGAAACATTCGTGAAATGCACCAGCCACTTGCAGTTGGAAAAATGGTTAATTTTAAAGAAGATAGATATTTTGATCCAGAAACTAAAAAGTTTTATTCTGGAGTTTTTGTTTCTGCATATGTATCAAAAGGTGCACAAGATACATGGGAAAAGGTTTTGGATGGTACACTAACAGGATTTTCAATTGGTGGCCGTATGAATAAGTGGGATGACGGTTATGATGAAAAATCAGACTCCACAATTAGAATTATTAAAGATTATGATCTTGTTGAATTAAGTCTTGTTGATTCACCAGCAAATCAATTTGCCAACATTATGTCGGTAGAAAAAGTAGATGGTATTGATATTGTAAAAGGTCAAGATGTTGAGTTAGAAAATGTTTTTTATGATGAAGAATCTGGAATAGTAATGGTTTCAGATCAAGAAACAGTAAGTAGTCCAATTACTGGAAATGAAATGAAGAATATAGGGTTCGTTGAAAAAACGGATAATGAAAAAATGGATATAGTCAAATTCTTAGTAGATAGTGCTAAAGGCATTGGTGCTAAGACTTCAAAGGAGGAAAATCCTATGGCAAAAACAAAGAAGGTTACTGAAGAAGTAATCGAAATTGAAAAGTCAGAAGAGATCGCTCCAGAGGCAGTTGCTGAAACTCCAGTAGTTGAAACTGAAAAGGCAGATGAAGTTGTTGTAGAAACAACCGAAGTTGTTGAAACAGAAAAGGCTGCAGCATCATCCTCATCATCAAAAGAAGAAGAAAATTCTCCAGAAGATGATATGGAAGATGAAGAAGAGATGAAGGCAAAGAAATCAGATGATGTTATTGTTGAATCAATAGCAGAATTAAAGAATACAATCACATCAGCCTTTAGCGATTTAACTGAAACCGTCAAGTCTTTGCAGGCAGAAGTAGAAATGCTTAAGTCTTCAAAAGTTGACACAGATGCAGTAAAAAGTTCACTAGATGCAGTCGCCAAAGACATTGCTGCAACAGTAGAACAAGTTAGTAAGTTTGGTAAGCGAGTTGACGCAGTAGAAGCAGATACCGCTTTCCGAAAGTCTGGCGATCTAGGCGAGATCGTACAGGAACAACCAGAAATGGTTGAAAAATCCCTATGGGGCGGACGTTTCCTCAAAACAGCCGACTTATTTAATTAAGTAATCACTTAGGAGGTGACAATATGTCGGAAGAGATTAAGAAAAACCAGCCAGGAGAATCTGGCGAACTAGGCGGAACAGCCCCTGGTCTATATCAAGGTCAAGGTGCATTCGCTTCAGGTGGTGTTGGTGGTGTAACAGATCCAGGTGCAGATACACTTGGAAACATCCCTAATGCCAACTTTGGTGTTACCACTGGTCCAAATGCCGTTAATCCTTCGGGTGATGCTGCAAGCGGAATCCTACGCCCTGAACAGGCACGTCGTTTTATTGACTACGTTTGGGATGCTACAATTCTCGCCCAGGATGGCCGTCGTGTAACAATGAGGGCAAACACCATGGAACTTGAGAAGATTAATGTTGGTGAGCGTGTAATCCGTGCTGCTGCACAAGCAATCGGTGACTATACAAACACTGGCGCAACCTTCTCTAAGGTAGAACTTACCACAAAGAAAATCCGTTTGGATTGGGAAGTTTCTGCTGAAGCACTAGAAGACAATGTCGAGGGAGGTGCATTGGAAGATCATCTTGTTAGATTGATGACCAATGCTTTTGCTAATGACATTGAAGATCTAGCGATTAATGGTGATGGTTCAACAACACCATTCCTTTCAATTATGCCTGGCTTCATCAAGAAGCACAAGGATAATGGAGATTCACACGAAGCAGCAATTACCGTTGCTGATAACGCATGGACTCCAGAAAAGATGCAGGAGATTATCCTTGCTATGCCACGCAAGTACCGTGCACTTAAGAACAATCTTAAGTTCTATGCAGGTACAGATGCATTCGCAGGTATCGTAAAGAATAACGGTACATTGTCTGATGCAATTGCAGAAGCACTTGGCAAGAACGGTAATACATATGCTAATACACAGGCCTACCTTGATGGTCAAGGTCAGACATTCGGTGGAGCACGTACAACTCGTGTTCTAGGTATCGATGTCCAAGAAGTTCCTTACTATCCAGATGGATATGTCGATTTGACATTCCCTCAGAACCGTGTATGGGGCTTCCAGCGTGATATCGTCGTCAACCGTGAATACGTTGCTAAGAAGGACACAATTGAATACACTGTATTCGTCCGCTTCGGTATTCAATGGGAAGAAGAAGACGCTATTGCATGGGCAGACGCTGCTTCAGATGCATAATCTGTAAACAGTACCTTTGAGAGGGGGCAGGGGTTAATCTCCTCCCCCTCTTATCTTTAGTATTCTGTTATAATAGTTTACATAGGAGGTTAAATAATGGAAGAAAATAATTTTAATAATGAAGAAAATGTAATGCCAGTTGAGCACATTGATGCTCCAGAGTCTCCTGTTGAGGAACCAGTATTTGTCGAACCAGTAGTTGAGGCTCCTATGCCAGAAACTAAGGTTGAAGAAGTTACAGTAGAAGATAATATTGAGGCTTCAGTAACAGAGGCTGTAGAGTCAACAGATGCTATTACAACATCAGATTTTAGTAGATCTAACTCTGACACAGTTCAGGGTATTGGATCTGTTGCTAATGGTGTAATTGGTGTTGCACAAACTCCAAGACCAGCAAAGAGGGTTTCTGCTTCTTCACCAAAGAAGTCAGAAAAGACAGTTGCTATTCATTCAACAAAGAATGTTAGTTGGAGTCCAGTAGGCAAGGTATATCGTGGATATAATATTGTTACACCAGAGCAGGCTGAAAAATGGCTTACTCGTAGTCACGTTAGACTTGCTACACCAGAAGAAGTAGCCAAGGAGTTTGGTCGCTAAATGCAAATATTGAGAGTTCCGCCATATAATCTTAGTGTAGATTTAACTGTTGGATTACCTTCCACAGAATATGACTACACAATTGTCGATATGGCGGACTTTTCAATTACTGAAGGAAGCGTAACATCTGGGACAGACTCAAAAGTAACAATTAGTATTTCTTCAAAATATGACACACAATATCAAATTACAATAGACGGAGAAGAGCATTATATTGATGTTATACGTCCATATGTAAACCCAAATGATCACGGAAATACAGCAAGTGAAATTGCGTCATACGCATCCAACGAAGAATTAGCCAGGGCAATTATAGACTCTGTATGCGATGTTGAATTTTATTATAAGAAAAAAGTGATTCAGACAACAGGTCAGGGTACAGATTACCTACCTATCTGGGTAGATGCTAAAAAGGTTTTAAAGGTTTATGAAAACAATGTTTTGCTTTATGATGCATATGATTTAGAAAATTCTGTTTCAGCATTTGAGATTATTCCAGACGGATCTGCAATTACAATGACATTTAATGATGCAATTAATAGAGATGAATCTGCTCGTATTTTGTTGCCAGCATCTCCAACAGATATTACAGAACTTGACTATTCTGCAAGGGGATTTCCAAAGACGTGGGACTATACAGTTATATTAGAAGTAGGATATAACAAAGTACCATCTGATATTGTAAGAGCAACAGAGTTACTAATCCACGACATTGATTGTGGAAAGTTAGATTATTATAAGCGTTATATAGGCGCATACAATACAGATCAATTTAGAATTCAATTTGATAAAGCAGTATTTGAAGGTACTGGCAATTTAATTGTAGATAAGATACTTGATAAATATCGCAAGCCGATTGAGTTTGTTGGAGTATTGTAATGGTTATATGCGAAACTCCAGACTTCGCATTTCCTATGCAAGCAGACGTATATCATCCAATAGTTGAGCAGGGCGCATACGGTAATGTAAAAAAGACTTGGATATTAGATCGTACAATCGCATGCTCTTTTTCTGCAGCAGGAACTGCTTTTAAAGAAGAAGTTGCTCCTAATATTAACATAACCCAAGATAAATTGCTTCTTGGTAGATGTAAGACTGATATTAGAATGTCTAGTTTAGATGCTAGAAATTCTATAACAAATGTAATTATTAC